CTCACACAGCGAACCGTGCAGCATCCAGATGATGAGGATTGCCGTTACGCAGAACGTAATGGCCGTAAGCGATTTTTGCGACATAGCGCTTGCTCCTTTTTCAGGGAGGCGCTAACCTATCACTTGTCTAGGGTAGATGGTTAGGGCCTCGGTTAAACAAAAATGTTTTCCGGGGCCTTTCCACATTCGGCCTTCAGGTATTCCCTCCAGCCATCAGCCGAAAGGCACCCGCGCGAATTCTAGCCTGGTTTTTTCCCTTGTTTCAATCCGTTGAGGCCTGTCAGCCTTTTGATATAAAATTCCCGACCGTAGACATTATTCAGTCACGCATTTGATACATGCTTCCGCCGGCGTTCGCGCCGGTTTTTTTTCGCCCTGTTGCTGTGTAGATCGTCATGCGTGATCGAGGCGCGGTATTGATCCTTTTTTCAGTTTAATTTTGACTCTTAATTTTACACAGGCCGCGCCGCGTCTGGCTTCGTTGTTTGACGATTTTTTGATGCGATCCTTTCGTGATCGTTTCTCGTCTCGCGTAAAGTATGAAAACTCTTTTAATATCATGCGGTTTTATTGCTCCTGCCATTTGTGCGATCGTAAAAACCACTCTGAAAACTGCAAAAAATTTCAAAGCGTGAAATTTCAGATCTTCGCTTTTCCCTTAGTTACTGCGCGGGCTGGCTGTCATTTTTGCACGGCAGAAAACTGAAAAACTGTTTCGACACAAAACCCGCGGGTTGGAGGGGGTAGCGCGGTTTACGTCACCTCACGCTTTACGTCACGCCGTTTGCGCGGTGTGCGCATACAGCGCCAGAATGGCACGCAGAACGATTAATCAGGTGGCAGATATGAAAACGCACGGCCGGGACCGTGCGTTGCGTGATGGGGCGTTTATGTGGCTTTTATGTCTGGTGTTCAGGCGATAATGTCGCCGTATTTTTCGCGCAGGCTCGTCGCCTGCAGGGCATCTGCGGCAAGTTCGCTGCTGTTCATTGGTGCGCCAGTGTTGCTATGGGTGTGGTTTGCTGTATGTGTGGCCAGTAATTGAATCAGATCCAGAATATCGATCAGCAACGTCAGCAGGTTAAGCCCTGACTTTTCCCGCGAGCCGCCGCGACCAATAAATACTGTCGGAGCGGTAAACTCCAGACCGCCGTCCGCTCTGCATGTTCTGCGGCCTCCCACGTTTTCGGTGAGGTCATGCTCAATGGTGGATATCGCCCCTTTGAGTTGAGTCAGCAAATCCTGCGCTACCATCTGGATATGCTCACCGGCTGCGATCGCATAATTGCCGGTAGTAAGGTGTTCTGTCTGGCCTGTCATCAGTTTGCTGGTACCAAGAACACTGGTTATGTCGTTTGCTTGGACTGTTGTTGTTCTGGTTGTTGTTGTGCGTTCTTCCTGATCGCTGTTAATGGTTCGCCTGGCTGAATGCTCCCTGATTTGCTGGTCGGTTTCTCTGTGCCAGCTTCCGTCAGTCGTGACGCGCTGAAACACTTCTGCGCGCTGTTGCTGCAGCTGTTCGCCGGGCTTTACATCAGGCAGGTTATGGCCTGCGGGTAAGATTTGCCTGATGACAGGTTTATCCGGTCGTCCTTCAATGTTGGATATTTCCACGATGGTGCCAGCCGGCGGGTAGGCAAAACATCCCGCCTCGCTACCAGCCATCGGGACGGGGAGTGGTACTGCCGGATAAACAGGCGTATCGCTTTTATCGTTGCCGTTCTCATCAAGCAGTTGCACATCGACGGCGTAGCGTGGGCGGAAACTGTCGGCAACATCGCCCAGGGTGACGGATTCCGTTGGGGCAATGACGCGCGCCAGCCTGGTATGTAGAGTACCGCTGGCCAGTTCCGGGAACTGTGTTTCCATCTGTCTGCGTAATGGTGATTTGGAAACAGGGCTACCCGTGGTGGTAAGGCGTTCCCATGTCAGGGTCATTTTCTCGTTGTTGAGGGCTACACGGGTAATGCGCCCGGCTGGAAGGTTCACGCCCGGTCGCACAGTTTCCATAAACATGATGTCGATGCTGTTTCCGCCGCTTTGCCCGAGTGTGTACTGTTGCGGAATATCCGGCATGGTAATACTGGCAAACCGTGAATCCGATGCGCTTCCCACAAATACGGAACCGTCCGGCATTGGATGCCAGACGTAATCGCTGATACTGAATGCTCGCCCCAGCTGGCTAAGCAGTTGTGTTCCGCTGCCGCTGTGGGTGATGTAAGGTGTCGGAGTACCGACGTAATCCGCGTCTGGCGTGATGAAAACGATGCCGCTTTGTTTACCCAGATTATCGAGTACATCCCGTAACGTTGGATGTTGCATGGAGCAGGGGAAATCAAAATCCAGCACGGCAGCTGCTTCACGGATAAAAAGGCGGCGTGAGCCATTTTCGGCGGGTTGATCGCGTTCAATGTAGCCGGAGAAATAGCGCCATGCCTCACCATTACGGCCGAGATCAATTTGTATCATTGCGCCGGCAAGACTTTTTTTGGGTGGCAGATTATTAACAGAAATGAAACCACGACCGGCAGCATTCAGGGTAAGAACAAGGCTGATATCGGCAATTTCCGCCAGCTCGCCATTAATCATACAGCGTTGGATTAATTTCATGTTTTCCCTTCCTCCTTCACGCTCCCGATGCCAATCCAGTCCAGACCGGAGCCAATACCATCATTGATATTTTTCCAGAAAGTCTCCTGGGTATTCATTCCTTTATCCGGTACCTGCTCACTGCCGTTCTGTGTCTGCTGCTTTGCGATTGTTTTCTGTGAGCCACTGCGTGCCGATGCTTTTTCCGGCACGCTTAATTTTTCCCTGAGGGTAAAGGTGACCTGCCAGTGCATCTTGCCCTGTTGTTCCGTGGCATCGATGCCGCCCGAAAAAACACCCTGTCGCATATTAATCGCCTTAGCAGTAGCGTTGGCGATGCGGTATGTTTTTTTGGCTCCGTTGCTTTCTGTTGCCTCCGCAAGCTGAAAAATACGGGTCAAAATAGCTTCATCGTTAAAATCAATAATCCCCGACACGCGCAGCTCTTTGGCCTTGTTTCCCTGCTGGGCGCTCGTGGTGCTGGTTGATTGTCCGGACATATCTTTGTCCGGTAGTTGCATGGTGGCGCTGACGGTGATGTTGCGCAGCAGAATGGCTTCCCCGTCAAGCGCAAGGACAATCATCTGGGTCATGTAGTGTTTCCCTTAGTGATGAGAGATTATCGCCGACGAACAGCATCACAGCTGTAAAAACCCATTCGGGGTGTGGGATGTTTTTTTGTATCAGCACTGCGGCCTGGCTAAGGGCTCCCTTGTGGCAAAAGCGCCACACCGGGCAAAATTTTTGCCGGAGTGCGGCCTGCTGATCAGCGATTTCCTGTAAGGCTTTATCTCTCGCATTCATGAACTGACGCAGTGATGATGACAATGTTTCCGGTGATGTGACGGCAGGAGTGGCTGCCTGTGCAATGGTTGCCGCCAGCGACATGCTGCGAGTGGTCTGTGTCGATAGCATTATCGGTTCCGGAAGTGATGTTACCGGTCTGGCGGGGATTTGCATTCTGCTGATGGCCAGTGAAAACTGGCTGGAGATCATGCGGGACATTCGTCCCACCTCTGGTAACGGAAATGCGCCTGAAAATTGCCTGGCGAGTGATAAAAACTCGCCAGCAGACGGGGCGCAAAATAACAGCGCCACAACGTCTTTTTCTGTGTTTTCTGTCAGATAAGGTAAAAGCGCGGATACAGCATTATCCGGGCTGAGGTAACGCCCTGATGGTGTAATGTTTCCCGTATTTTCTGACCATGGGTGGAGGCAAACCATTGAACAGGTAATAGCTATGGGGGCTGGTCGCAAAACAGAGCGTATCCATGTTGAATTGTTCATTTGTTCTTCCTGTGTGTCCGGATATTACCCCATTCCGTTCTGGCGTAATGTTGTTCCCGCAAATATTTTTGCCACCACAATACAGGGAAGAGGTCCATTTTTTGCGCTGGCTGTCTCCTCCAGTGTCGATGTATCCAGTGCATAGTAAGGTGTGTCTGGCATCACCACCCGTATTCTTACTGTTATTGTGCTCGCGGTAGCCGAGACAGAACCGACAAAATACTGAGCAGGAATGTATTGTCGGTTCTGATTCATGTAGAGATAACGTGGTTCGAGCAGAGCAGAAACAGCGATACCCACTCCTCCAACAGAGGATTTCCTGACAGGATTAGATACATCCAGTTCCATAGCATAAATACGTGAACCATCCGGCAGACTTTTAAATGAATCCAGGTTGCTGTTCAGGGTACTTACAGCCACCTTTGGAATGACCGGATGAGCGCCATCAACAAATAAGTCTCCGGATTGTTGTCTGGACAGTAAATTGGTCGGCGCAGAAGAAATTTCGGGACCCTCTGGTGAAGTGGTGTCAAGAGATTCCATCTGTTTGCGAACAAAGGCCACACTGGCAATTTCATTACCTGCTGCATCATCCGGCGGTGTTGGTGTAGTCGGCTTTCCTGTGAATTCCGGGCTTTCCAGAGGAGCCCTTGTTTCAATAAGTTTCCTGAGTGCAACCTCGTTTACTTTCAGGTTTTCCCAGCCAGTCAGCCAGCCATTACCAGTGGACCAGTAACGGTTGTAATAAATATTGCCATTAATGCCGTAGAAAATAATGGCCTTTGCTGTATGTAACGGAAGTGGTGGGTTATGGTTTGCTTCCAGCCAGCGGATACTTATCACCCCCTGAAAAACAATGCCGGGAAGTACACCGTTTGCCCCATCCACATAATATTCTCCTGGCTCCACATATCTTGCCCATGCCAGAAAATCAGCTTCAGATTTAAACCTGACGGCCTCCCCCGGAATAAACCTGTGACCAAAACCAAATGCACCAGGTGTCGCCAGACGACCTTCAGAACGGTCACGGATACCATTTTGAGGTTCCATTGTGGCCGCTTTTTTTAGCCCGAGATTATCGCGTGATTCCTGTTGTGCCTCTTTGCCCTCATCAGCAATTTCTGACAGGCGATTAGGTGCTTTCAGTGCTGTTTTCAGTTCCGGAGTGATATCCACCTGCCAGCTCTGCGGAGGGGCCGTGACTTGTGCAGACTGAGCAATGCCGCTGTATATAATCGTGAAATTACGAATAAGTGACTCGCCTGTTACTTTTTGTCGAACAGGCGTTTTTATTACGCCGCATAGTGTTCCGCTGGCCTGATGGATGAGACAAATCCAGTCATAACTGAATGCACAGTCATCAGGAACAACCGCGCTACACACAATATTGTTCGGGCTTAACAGGCCGTAGGTCAGTTCATTCACAGCATATGTAATTTTTTCTTCCGGAACGGTATTATCTTCGTGCGTTGGTTCCCGCTCCATCAGGGCAAAAATAATAGTGTCAGGGCGTGCAGGTAAATTACTGGCTGTGCATTCAGCAACCCACTTTTCAAATGCTTTCGTCAACAATGCGCTCATTACTTCTTAATTCTCGCTAATGTTCTGCGGTAATTCTGGCCATACAATCGCGGCATACGATGCTTTATCTGTAACTTGGCTGAATGTCATCTCCCGTAACGTTTTTGTATAAATACGGCAGGCTTTCAGTTTTTCCCTGTCTTCGTCGCTGATTAATCCCAGCAGCAGGTCTTTTTCCCATTCGCTGGTCATGATGCTGGCCTGTTTTAACAGTGCATCACGCTCATCTTCCGCTTTAAGTTTGTAGTCGAAGATAAAATTGCCATCGCGGTAAAACCAGTAACCAGGCACGGTAATACGGCGATTAGCGGTAATATCCGGAACTTCAATAACACTGGCGTTACGGGGTTCAATGCCTGTCACATCCTTACCGACCCACACCACGCGCCCGTCCCCGGTGTAAACCATTTTTATTGTGTCGCTGGCAAAGTTCTTCTGTTCTTCATACCAGTTTTTGTCGTCTTCCGAAAAAAGCCAGGTGACACCATATTGTTTTGTCATATGATATTGTTCTGCGGTTTTCGGATTGCCCGCAGTAATATTTTTTAAATGCAACATTGTTAAACACTCGCCACGTTATACCAGGTGCCGTTAATCAGTTTCTGAAGCGGTCGGTAATACACGCCGCCGATGTTATCTGCCGAATTACTTCCGGTTTCCTGCACATTAATACCAGATAATCCATGGCCTGAAGGTGAGCGAAATGTCCAGGATATCTGGTTACCTCCCGGGTTGTAATACATTTCGGAACCATAACGCACATCCTGCACGCCGCCTGTTTTGGTCTGGTAACGGGCATCAAAGTTTCCGTAGTCTGACGGTGTTACTCGCCCGGTAACGTTTACAGGTTTATTACTCTGAATGCTGCCACTCTGAAAACGCAACACATGCACGCTATTGGCATAAACATCCAGCAGGCCATCACCATTCTGTTTCAGGCCGGTATCGTTATCCCCGAAAGCAATTGAGTTTCCGCCCAGCGCATTCTGAACGCCGATACCCAACGCACCGTTAACTTTCGAACCACCGCCAACAGATACTGCGTGTGACATGGAAACTTCACCCGTCCGCAAATTAATAGTGAACGGACGCAGGGGGCCAATATCGCCATTTTCCCCCTGGTTTTCCTGTGTTGGAATAAGGTGCAGGCACTCTTCCGAACGACGAAAAATCAGACCAAAGGCTTCGTTGAAAATCCTCAGCGCATTAACACCACGGATTTTCAGTTCCCCGCTCATGGTGTCGCCGTCACGCTCAACGGCGCCTTTTGCCTTATCCATTGCGGCTTTTACTGCCTTTGATGTGGCGGCGCGGTCTTCTGCGTCGCTGTCGGTGGAGTTGCTGTACTGCGCAAAGCCTTTCTCCTTCAGTGTTGCGTCCGGATGATGGCGGGATTTTTCGTGCTCTGCCAGTGCATTGCTTTGTTCTTCGTCGGGAGTCTCCGGGCGCAGGTCCTGTGGGCCGTCTCCTGTCATTTTTGCAAGTGGCGCGACAAAGTGTCGGAAGCCGTTACCGTCTGTATAAGACGCATGTTCCTGGCGGGCGCAGAACGTAAAAACGGTATTCCATTCGCCGGTAACAAATCCCTGCCAGCTTGCATCAATCCAGAGGGTATCCCCGACCGCAGCCGGCAGGCTGTAAGGTTCGCGCAGACTGACGCGCAGACCTCCCACATAACCCACGCCGGCGGCAACAGTAGCGGTACCGTCCTGATAGCTGACCTGAAAACCATCCCCCAGAAAAGCGGCTTCACCGTAGTGATCAAACGCCAGCAGCCGGCGGGCCTCATCCATTCCTGCAAGGCGTGCAGTGAAATCAATCTGCCAGACATCAGCGCTGACATCGATATGCATTGCTACGGCTGCGCCGTCAAACTCCATGGAAAATGTGCGGATCAGGTTGTTTCCCTGCACGCCGTTCGCTGTTTTAATTTTTTGCTGACGAGGTGTGTGTGCAATCATGCAGAGCACGCCGCTTTCTTCGTTCAGCAGACCGATCCAGTTGTATTCGAAGTCGCCGACTGTCGTGTCCAGAATGATGGAAAACGCGGTCGCGTTCGGCGACAGGAGGCCGTACTGGGTGACCGGCGCACGATACTGAATCATGGATTCATCAGGGAGTATCTCATCGCGGGGGATCTCTGCGGATTCATCCTGTCCCGGAATATATGCAAAAACAAATGTATCCGGGCGCGCAGGTTTTCCACTGATGATTTGATTTGCGCACCAGTGTTCGTACTGTTCAGTAATAATCGTGCTCATGCTTCATCTGCCTGTAATGTGTAATGTTCCACGGACAGGCCGTAATGTCCTGCCTGTAGCGAAGCGGTTAACCAGATGGTGTCCTTTCTCACCGTTGCTTCTGCTGTGTGATACCTGTAATGGCCATCGAATGTGCCGGCTGTCAGCCGGGCAGTGGTTGTATTGATTACCTGAAAGAAATAGCGCCTGCAGGTACGACCATACTGGCGCACGAGCTGCATCATCAGTGCGTTGTTTTCACTTAACTGTGTGTCATTAATACGCAGTAAAATAACGTCCCAGTCATGCTGCAGTTGCCGTTCCAGTGTTTTAACGTCTCCCACGCTAAGACGCTTAAAGATGCGTTCGAAGCCGGCGCGTTCGCCAGAGTCCTGAGCGTTAATAAACGCGTGTTTCACTCTTAAGCGAAATAACGAAACCGGCTCACCTTTAAATCGGGTGATATTGCGCTGATAAGCCAGCAGGTTAAGTAAAGGCTCTGCGCAGGTGTCGACATCAATCTGCTGTAGTGGCCACGTCAGCCAGCTGTATACCTTTTCCCAGTAGCGATGCGATGAATGTGCCAGCGTTAACGGCTCGCCTTTATTCATCCAGGTGGGGAGCGGGAATTCAGGGATCTCCGGAAGTTTCACGCGCTCACCTCCACAGTAAGGGATTCCAGACGAGGAACAGCCAGATCACTGAGAATATCCGGAAGAGAAAATGTAACCGACTCCACCTGTGGAAATACCTGGTGGATCTCTTCGCCCAGTCTGGACATGCTGAAACGGCTGTACGGCCATGTTTTCTGAACGTCATAATCGCTGTTTTCGCGAAATGCACAGCGAACCAGATTTTCCACATTGCGCAATAACGTCTGAATTTCCTCATCGCTGAGGTTCAGCGTTGCATACAACCAGAGTGTCACGGTCAGGGTGTGGCGTGTTTCAGGCATGGAAAAACAGCGCAGATCATCACCGTGTCCGTGATGACCTTCATCGTTAATGAATGCGTTTACGGCATCAACGAACGGTTCGGATGCGATGCCGGTATCCAGCAGAATGTAAGCATTTGCTGTGCCGGGGCCGCGTGGTGCGTCATGCAGAAAATAGATGCGGTCGGCACTGATACCGGCAACGCCGGCAATTAACCCCCGGTAAACGGCATCGGTGTGATAAGCGCCGGCAAGATTAAACTGATTGCGAACACGATCACGCAGCTCGTCATCGCTTTCTTCGTTGGCACCCGGTGTGGTCAGCCAGTTTTCATCGTTCTCAACACCGGCAATACCATCAATCGCCACCGGAAGGATGCGGTAATATCCCGGCGCAAGGTTAAAGCCGGCTCCGGCCTGTTCCGCAGAAACATCGATGTTCATGCTGAGTGTTCCTGCCGGAATAACGGTATCCCTGACAACGGTCAGCGTATAAATCACGCCGTTAATGCGTTCTGTCTGAATCTGCGTACCGGCCGGCACGGTAACTGCGCGATCAATGTCGTTTTTGGTGAAACGAATCACGCCGGCTGCGTGCGTGGCGGCCTTGCGTTGCAGGTTTACCGCCCAGGCAAAAACATCAACGAATACACCGCTGGCATCAGCCAGAAACAGGTTTTTCATCACCACATTAACCAGCGCATCTTTCAGCCACATCACGGGTTTTGTGGTGATAGCTGTAATCAGTCGCCAGAACGGTGACATGCGGGATGTGTTGGTGATAAGCCCTTCGTCTTTGACAATGGCTTCAAATTCAGCGCGCGCCTGTTCTTCTGTTACCGGCATGCCGTTATCAGCCAGAATGCGCTCGTAATCTGCGGTAGGTTTGCCGTTAATCATCAAGAGATACCGTAAAAGTCAGGGGTTCAAAAAAATCTTCGGTGTGGGCGCTAATCAGCAGGCGACCAGAAAGCGGGGTTTCTTCTGTCACACTGACCGTGCCAGGTGTGATGCGCTCATCATCTTCAATCAGCAGTGTCATCTGCATCATGATGTCGGCACGAAGCGTCGGGCTTTTTTCAGCCAGCAGGCGCGTTGCCAGTCCGCTCTCAATGATGGCGTGCTGGCAGTCCTGGGCAATACTTTCTCTGTTGTTGCATAACACCGGCTCACTGGCGCTGTTCAGCGTGAGATTGCGGCCGGTGATGAGCAAATCAATGTAAAGCGGTTTATCAGTATGCATGTAGCTCCATCCACTCGTTGAGGCGGGCAGGGGATGGATCCTGCACATTGACGTTGACCACGCGACGGGAGTTGTCGATTGTGGTCTGGTTTTCGCTGTTGTTCTGCATTTCTGCCGCAATGCCACCAGGCCCCGCACTGATGGCTTTACCGCCGGTTAATACGGAGCCTTCGCCACTTCCTGTGCTTTCTGATGTGCCGATGTTAACGCCGGGGATCATGTTGAGTTTGTCCACAATCCAGCCCCATGAATCACTGAATGACTGTTTCACCAGTTCCCAGAGGTTACTGAAAATGTTCAGGATGCCGCCCGCGAGATCCTTCAGGGCATCCAGTGGTGAATGCGTGGAAAAATAGTTAACCAGTGCATTCCAGCCGTCCTGGATTGTGTTCCATGCATTGCCGAACCATGTCCCCATACTGCCGACCATTTCAGCCACCCACTGAAAGGCGGCGGTATCCATCAGCGCGGCTTTAATCTCATCCCAGCGGGTGATCAGGAAATAAATGCCCACCCCCAGCGCAGCCAGTGCCAGGATGATTAATGTGATGGGGCTGAAAAGTAACTGTGTTGCAATAGCAGCTCCGCTGGTGACTGCGGTGTAGATTTTCATTGCTATGCCGGCGGCACCCAGTGCAACAGAATAAAGCCAGAGTCCGGCGCGCTGTAATTTCAGCAGCGCCAGCTGAATTTTTGCTTTGACGTTGTATGTTCCCATGGCAATGGACATGGCCAGATACAGCGCCCTGACCGTTCGGGCAACTACAGTGAATGCCCACATGGTAGCCGTCAGTGTGCGTTTCAGCAGAATGAGAATCTTCAGCGGCGCAACGGCTGCCAGCCAGACCAGCCGCAGTCCTGTCCAGACAAACTTCGCCACACCCACCATAATGTTGACAACAGCACCCACTGCGGCAATGCCCAGCAGGGCGGCAGACAGTAAACCAATGGCCCGTGTGATATTGGGATACAGACGTAACCAGGCAACAAAGGATTTACCGCCTTCGTTGCTTTTCTGGATAAACGGGTACAGAACAGGCAACAACTGCGTGCCAATTTCAATGCGAATGCCGTTAATAATTGCAGCGGCCTGTTCCCATGGATCGGCCATGGCTTGTGCCATTTCGACAGCCTTATCCATACCTTTAATATTGCCCAGCGTGGCGATATTCTTTTCAAGTCCGCCAATGTCCGCATTGAGTAATTTAATCATGGCCACAGCTTCATCGGAGCCAAAGGCGCTTTTCAGCAAATCGGAATCAGCCACTTTTGACAGATCACCAAATTTGCCCCTGATAAGTTTCATGATCTCGACAACACTTTTCATCGTGCCGTCTTTATTCACGAAATTAAGCCCCAGCTTTTTCTGGGCGCTGCCTACTGCGGCAAGAAATGCTTTGTACTTTGTCCCGGCCTCGCTGCCACTCATGGTGGCCTGCAGTTGTCCCAGCACAGCGAACTGTTCAGCCGCATCAATACCGGCCGCTTTTGCACTGGCACCCAGCGTGGTGAACGCCGCTGACATGTTATCGCCGGTTGTTTTAAACATTTGCACGGCGGTGGCGGTTTGCCCGGCGACCTGCTCCACCCATTTGCTTTTTCCCATGGCATCAGCCTGGTCTTTAAAGATGCCGTACATGGTGCCCATGTAGGCGGTAATGGTCTGGCTGCTGGATTTGGTTGCTGCTGCCACCGTTGCTGATGCGGTGGTGAAGCGGGACAGCTCATCGTCAGTTAACCCGGCAATGGCTGACTGGATGTCGTAAGAAGCACGCACAAAATCCTGCGCAGCCCCGCCGTATTCCATAGTGAAATCAACGGCGGCGCGGCTGAGTTTACGCAATCCGGACTCTGCGACGCCCAGTGATTTCACCTCACCGAGCGCCCTGTCCATTTCAATGGCTGGCATCAGTGCCCCCTGAATGGCTGCACCTACTCCCCAGAGCGCAGCGCCTCCGGTAGCAATGTCCCGAAAGGCTCCCCGACTTGTTGCAGCAAATCCCTGAACCTGTCGCCCGGCTGCACGCAACGGCCTTGTCAGGCGGTCTGTCAGTTCAAGAAGTAATTCAAGGCGCTGTTGTGACATTACGATCCCTTAAAAGCACGGATAATGCCGTTATTGACGGCGATGCTCATATTTTCCCAGTAGTGGTTATCCAGCCAGACGGCGGCAGCCAGTGACTGCGGCGAGTCATCCTCGCCGGGCAGCCAGTGGCGGCGCAGAATCAGCATCCGGGTAAGGTCATTGCGATCAATGGCCCCCAGATGGCTTTTTATTTTTTTACGGTGATTTCCACTTCCGGCACAAACTCGTTATTCACGGCTGTTGCCAGGCTGGCCGGCATTCCTGGTTTTTCCAGCAACTGGTTCAGCAGATCGCGGTGCTCTTTAATCACGATACGGCGCAGGTAGTTTTTCAGCGGTGCAATTTTATTGTCCGGCATGAAGTCGTTCTGCAGGTCGTTGTAGTCTTTCACCGTCGGGATAAACGTCAGTTCATGCTCGCCGACCTGTAAAGTGATGGCGTTCTCTGCGGTGGTTTGGGGGTTTTTATCGTTCATCATCATGTCCTGTTAATGTCAAGAATAAGAGGGCTTAATAAGCCTGCAGGAAGGCTTATTAAGCGTAAAATCAGCGCACACCGTCGTGCTCAAGGCTGAAATGATTGCCATCTGCGCGGTTTTTAAAACGACCGCCCCATGAGCCGCCGAGGGATTCCCAGTACTCGCCCAGTTCGCGGTAAGCCTCTGTGCGGGTCTGGTATTCACCGTTAATAAACAGATTAAAATCCACCGCCAGTCGCTGGCAGTGCAGACTGTTGGTGATGCCTGATCCCTTTTGTGCGTTGAGTTTTGCCTGCTCTGGCGTGCGGTACGCCTCACCGAACGTCAGGCCATAACCGCGCTGATGGGCAAACTGGATGAGTTTTCCGATCATGACGGTAAATTGTTGTTGCTTATCGGAGAGTTTCATTTTTGCTCCTTACGGGGTTGTTGAGGTTTACGCAACCAGCGCCACAACGCCCGGATAATTTTCCAGACAATGGCAGCGGCTTTCTGATCCCTGCGGGACTGCATTGCGGTTACTCCTCTTTGTTCTCTTTTTCGTCCAGCTTCCGGCGCATGTGGCGCAGGAAGATTTCCACAATCTGGTAACCGGCAACGCCCATTGCGGTACCTGCGCCGGCAATGGCCAGTGGGTCAAGATTCGGGTAGCGAACCAGCAGGGCGGCGGCAGAAACACCCAGCGCGCTCCCCAGCAGGGTTCGGCCCACAAACAACCGCAACGTAATCGGTTCTGCGCCAGCCAGCACCCGACTTGCGGCAGCGATTCCGCCCAGAATGCCCAGGGTGATGATGGTGCGTTCATGCTCCTGCATGGTTCACCCCATCAGCCCGCGCACGTCGTTCTCTGAGAGAACGGGCACGCCGTTGATACGTACAAAGTCAGGGCTTGCCACCACGTACTTGATTTTGTGTGTGGTCAGATCCGCGCTCTCGGTGTCAATGCTTAACAGGTTCGAAAGCATCAGCTCACACCCGAAGACTTCAACGCGGATTTCTTCGGTGCCTGTGTTGGCGTAGAACACAAAATCCATTGATGGCAGGTCACGCCACGATCCCGCCTGAGCGGCTGCTTCCCCGAGCTGGTTAAAACTGCGGGTACTCATTTCGATTTCACCTTCGGCACTGACGGGACCGCGCAGTTTGCCGTCAGGGATGCCACGGGTTTTGGCCACGGCGCTTTCGTCGCTGATATCCAGCGAAATGTTTTTTACGCGGATATCCGTTCCGCCAACATAAACATCAAAGGCCATGCCGTTAATGCGGGTTGTCATGCGTTCTCCTCCAGAGATTTGTCCAGCTGAATGCCCACTTTGATGGTTTTGGGGCAGGCATAAGGGCGGACAACAATGCTGATGCTGACCGTCTTTTCGTCCTGCCAGGTGATGGCCACATCGCCTTTTTGTGGCGATTTCACTTCGCCCGGAAAGGTGACACCGTTAATCTGCGTGGATTTCGCCATGGTACGCAGCGGGCGGGCAAACAGCGTTTCATGTGCGGCAATGCTGCCCGGTGTGCTGTTCAGTGAGCGATCGGCAATTTTGGGGATGGCCATCAGTCGTACGCGGCGCGCCACCTTATCAGCAATGCGGACATGTTCGATGACGTTGTAGTCCCCGCCTTCCACCTCAAGTGTCACGCCGTCGGCCCAGTAAAGGCCGTCATAGTCGGCATACCACATGGGCACGCTGTAGCGGGCGGTTGCCAGCGCCTGCAGGGTGGCGAGATCAATTGCCTGTTCCGCGCTGTCCTTCGGGCGCTCTGTGGTTTTCAGTGCGGACAGCGCCCCGGTTGCCACACGTGCCGGACTGTCAGCAATGGTGACGGCGCTGTTACACAGGCGACCAGCAAGAACGCCCGGTTCAAATCCAAAAATCTCCGGAACCAGCATGACCTGCGGGGCTGCAATGCCTTTCTGTAGTGCGGTCAGTTCGGCAACGTATTCCGCCCAGGTTTTGCTGTTGTTGTTGGCGGCGATGGTCAGGATGAACCAGATGCGGCGCTGATATTTATTGATGATGGTCTGACGTAACGCCTGCATGGCGTTGATGTCATCCTTTGCGCTGACCGGCTCGGTGATCACCACGCCTTCAACTGAAACAGTTTCCTGAGCCGCTAGTATGGCGTTCTGCCATGCCTTGCAGGCTGGCGTTGCTTCTTTGCCTTTGCCGGCTTCCGGCAGAACGGCAACATAGAAAAAGGCATTCTGTCCGGCATTGGTCAGCGCAGACTGAAGGAAACTCTTCAGCGGGCTGGCGTTTGTTCCCAGTAGTTCATCCAGATCGCTGTTGGCATTAACCGGCAGAACCTTACCTTTGTTGTTTTGTGCATTGCCCACAAACAGCAGCGTATTTTCCACGCCGTCCGGCGAGCTACTGAACGTGTTGTACTGTTCAATCGTGACAGATGGCCAGGTCATAATTTGTCTCCTGATTTTGTTATCTCGTGCCGCCGTAATGCAGGCTGCGCAACTGCGCTTCCAGAATGCGGGCAAATTCAGCATCGCTGGCTCCCAGAAATGCGCGGGAGGGGATTTTTATTTCCCATACACGCTTTTTCTGCTCGCCTTTCAGAATGCTGATCACCAGCCCGGCCTGCGCCATACTCATGTTTTCCATAATCCATTTCAGGGAAGGCTTTCTGCGTCCCCTGCGTCCGGTTTTTTTGCTGACTGCGCCGACGGGGGCCCGAAAGCCCAGAGAAAGAAGGCGTTCTGCCTGCCGTCGTGTGGCGGGACGGGTACGCATGGCTTCGCTGTCCCGGCGTTTTGTGGCGCGGCCTTTGATGGTTGCGCCGTGCTGTTGCACCCACGCGACCGCCCCACCATGAGAGCCGGTGTTGTAATCCCCTTTTTTGAAGAAAAGACGGACACTTTTCCCGCTGCCGTCAACCCTGATGGCCAGCAGTTTCGGCAGTCCCAGCAGCATTTTGTTTTTATACCTGCCGCTGGCTTTATCCGGTCTTTTTCGTGGTGCCCAGGCTACCCCCTCAGGTGTTCGCTGTGCTTTCACATTGCGTCGTGCAGCTGGTATCAGGCCGTATTTCGCAATGCGAACCAGCAGCTTTCTGGCCTTTGCCGGCGGAAGTTCTGCCTCTCTGATGGCGCGACGAACCTGCCGGAGTTGTGACTCGTTAATCACGGGGCGCGTCATGGCATCACCTGACAGTGAAGCTGATGCGCCTGAGCCACCCAGATTTCAGGTTTTTCCAGCCGGTAACGTTTCCCGCCTCTGGGGATGGGGCCGTTTTCGTCCTCAACCAGCGTGATGGGATCAACCAGCGGCAGACTGATTTCCAGCCATGCCACTTCATTTTCATCATCCACTTCGACGTCAACGGCTGGCGCATCTGGTGCCAAGCGCTGGCGCAGGTCGCCGCCGTTATCTGCCAGCCAGGCTTCAACCAGAGAAAACACCAAATCTGGATTGAGCTGACGATAGGGCCATGCGTCCCATCGCAGAAAAGCCGTATATTTTCGGACCTGCGTACATAACTGCCCGTGCCCCAGCGACTTCGTAAACGGAACGAGCGTGATGTCATCCATGTCACTGGTGAACGGAATGTGTGCGCGTGCCGGCAGATTGTTTTCAATGAATGCCGTCAGGCTTGCGAGTTGCGTCATACCATTTCCTTAATCAATCAGCGCGATGGATGCACGCGGTCGGCCCAGCAGCGCCCGCACCGCCATGGCCGCTTCAGCCAGCAACGTCCGGCGGCTCTCGCTGGCTTCTGATGATGGCTGCGCCTCACGCCGCCCCACGCTGGCAGATTCCGGCAAAAGATCGGCCTTTGCGCGGGCATACACAGCCTTGGTGTACAGTGCTGTAATGTGGTTCTGCATCCGTTCAGGTTGTGCATCCGTATTGCGCGGCTCTGGTTGCAACACGGTGTAACCCGGAATATCGGCGGCCCGGGTGTGACCCTGTTCCTGCCAGTATTCACGGCGTGCAGCCAGTTCGGTGTTAATCTCTGTTACCGCGCAAAGCAGCGCCGTCAGCACCGTTTCGTGTGACGTGACGGCGGGGATGCTGCGGCTCTTTTCAAAATCGCCGGCATCAATATCCGGCCAGAATCCATCGTTCTGAATAATGGCCTGCTGATAGTGAATGCTTTTCCCGTCAAACATGTTCACTCCGGGGAAAGGCGGGCTGACCGGTTTCCGCAGTGTGCTGATGGCTTTTGCCGGCACACCTCCACCGCGCCCGCCCGGTTGTTGGGAGTCGTTTACGTGCCCTGCAACGCGCGCAGTCTTGCGGCAATGCGCTGGCGCAGAGTTTTCACCTGAATTTTTGGATGCAGCCAGGCAGCCCGCTCCAGATACTGATCAGCCTGTTGCAGTATCCCCGGATCATTAATTGCACTGGCCAGTGGTTTGCCGTCATCGCCGCGCAGCAGCTGGACGCCTGCAAAGCGCCAGTAGCGGGCAGCAAGACGTTCATTCACACGCCATTTGTCACGGATTTTTTCAAACACCTGCTGAAAATATGGCGCGATACTGTTCCCGCGTTCAGCTTCGGTTTCGGCCCATTCAAGAATGAAATGGGCTACAAACGTTGGCAGCTCGCTTTTGAAGTTCTCCGGCGTCTTCTGTCCCTGCTCAATGGCAATGTCAGTCCACCGCAGCGCCAGCTCAAACTGCCCGGTATCGAACAGCCAGATGATGCAGTACACCAGAATGGGATTCTGATAGACGCGTTCCCCCTCCAGATAAGCCTGTGCGTGTGGCAGCCAGCGGGGCAGCAGCGTGTTCCGCTTGAATTCCAGCTTGTCAGACAGCAGCTCCATGTTGTGCAGTTGTCTGATGTCGTTATTCAGTGCCAGCAGCTTAATGTGCTGGCTCTCTGTACTGACGGCGTTCCCGTCCGTTCTGGTCATGAGTGCTGCACGGCGCTCATCCATCTGTCGGGCACGTTGTCGCTGCATTGGCGTTGGCATACCATGCGCTCCGTTTATCAGGCGATGGTTACCGCAGACTCATCCACGGCAGCATATAAATCCGGATCGCCCAGGGCGTAACCCTCATAACGCCAGTATGAGTTTTCGAACTGTTTGCGATCGCCCACATCTTCTGCCTTACGACGGCGGGACCCCTTCAGCGTCAGGATCTGCAGGTTTGGCAGCATGGTCACCACCATACGCTTGCCCGGCATAAACGGCGGAATGATGGCCTTGCGGCCAGCGATGTTCTTCGTCAGCAACTGTGCGGCCACTTTTTCGGTGGGCTTGTCTTCTTTGTTGTAGAGGCGCAGTTCTTCAGCAGCCACAAGGTCTGCGCCAACCAGCACGGTAAGGCGAGGATCGTTGTGATATTGCGCCGGGATGTAAGTGCGGATCAGGTCTGAGGCCATGGCATCAAGGCCGACATAATCACCGCCTTCGCCCAGGGTAACGGCGTCCGTCAGAATACGGGAGGTATTGCCGGGCTGTTCTCCCCATTTTTTGGCGATTTCATGCCAGCCGATGTTGACGTCTTCACCGTTCGGGTTACTTTCAGGATCGGAGTTTTCTGCGGCTGTTTTACCGTTAAAGCCAATGCGCAGCATATCCAGCGCAAAGTTGGTGACGGCGGCGGAGTTCATCAGGTTGAAAAATTCCTGAGGGCTGCCGGCATTCGCCCAGATGGCGAGTTGTTCCCAGGTGATCACGCAGCAGGAATCAGTTTCAACGAGTTTGAATTCGTTGCCTTTGATGCCCGAACCTTTGGCGAAACGACCGCTTTTCACGCGACCGGTGCGCAGCGTGGATTCGCCCACGGTGACGACCTGCCCCTGTGGGTGCGGAACGTCCATGCAGGTGATGAAGCTCAGAAATTCCGTGCTTTCCAGCAGGGCTTTACGCAGGGCAATGCTGCGCGGTTCGGTCAGGGAAAAAGTGCGATCGCCTGAGACAGCGCAGTCACTGAATGTTTTTTGCAGTTCGCTGAGGTACTGGTTAACCAGCTTTTGTGCTTCTGGTGTCATGTTCATTGCGTTCTCTCCGGTTACACCAGGTTAAAAGTTTCGCCACCGGCCGGATTGTTACCCGGCAGCTTCGTGGCATCCTTGCTGAGTTCAGCAAATGCGGTTTCCATACTGGTGACTTTCTCCGCGATGGCGTTCACCGTGGAGAACAGCTTTTCCCCCTGCTCAGTGGTCAGCGTGAAGGTTTTGTCGTCCTTGCTGTTCTGTTCTGCGTTGTTCTGCCCCTGATCGCCGGCGCTGCCTTCCGGCTTGTTATCACCGCTATCTTTCGTGGCATCCTTCGCGCTGAACTGCGCGACGTTTTCTTCCAGCTTGTCCAGGCGTTCGCTGGTTTTATTAATAGCGCCCATTAACTGGCTGAACTGTTCTTCGTTCATGGCTTGGTAGATTCCCTGTTGGTGGTTGTCAGATGAGAAGAAGCGGGAGAAGAAGTTGCGCTTTGCCTGCTCATCATCAGACTGCAGCGTAAAATTCAGCGCCTCTGCGTTGCCCATATGGATGGTTTCCCCCATGGAAAACTGCAGGCGTGTGGTGTTAACGCTGGCCGGGGTATCCGTCACGGCGATACCGGACACAAAGAATTTGCCCGTGCCCAGATAGTTTTCCCGCACCTCAATGGAGGTAAAAAGTTTCTGCCCGGCCTTATTGGCTTCAATCAGGAAGCGATTTGGGATCAGGCGTGCTTTAAGCTGCACCTTGTCACCAAATTTTTCGACTTTCAGGGCATCAACAAGGCCGTAGTTATTGGTGAAGGCACGCCATCCGGAATCAGCGTGATATGGCCAGAGCATGGCGGCTCGCTCGTCCGGGTTATAAACCTCGGCGGCATCTGTCAGCCACTTCGGATCAATTACCCGACCGTCGATGGTGGGGCCTGATGTGGCAACCACAACCCAGTCTGTTTTCTGCTTCGTCATCTGAATTAATCCGCTGATAAAAATTAAACTGGCGTTATTTAACGGAGAAATAAAAACGTCGTCATCTGATTAATTTCCGGTACTTTCGGATATGCGCATATATCCGAAAAATACCGAAAACAGATAATCGTTAAAAAAATGCCTGCAGCAAATAATGGGATGTTACGGAACGAACCGGAAAAAGATGAAAACCCATTAAAATAAATTCCACAGGTAGTTTATGGCTTATTCTGATGAAGTTATTGCCGCAGCAAAATCACTCTATCTAAAAAGGCACACCCCAAAAGAAATACAAAAGAAGCTCGGACTGAACAGCCCGCGAATTGTTTATTATTGGGCGACAAAGTTTGAGTGGTACACACAGCTTAATACTGAAGGCGTGGAGGATGTTATCGCCCGGCGTCTCGCTGTACTGGCGGAGCGTGACCATAAAACGCCGGAAGAACACGATGAACTCGATCGCCTGATTGGCCACCACGTCAAACTGATGTCGGTCAGAAACAAGCACGCGGAGCGAATGGCTGAGATTGCACGAATGGGTGCGGACATTCCCCAGCCTGGTCGTTATGGAAAAGAAGAACGCGGAGAAAAAGGTGCAGGTAAGAAAGAGCGCCCCCGTAAAGCTAATGACGTTTCCGGGCTGACTGCTGAAAGTTTTGAGCCGTTTACCAAAAAACTGTTCGCTTATCAGTTGCACCTGCGTGAAAACAAATTCCGTCGTGTGCGCAACCTGCTTAAATCTCGCCAGATTGGGGCGACGTATTACTTCGCGTTTGAGGCGTTTGAAGATGCGGTATTAACCGGCGACACACAGATATTTTTATCGGCATCAAAACGTCAGGCCGAAGTGTTCCGCACCTATATCGTTAAGATTGCACAGACGGAATTTGGCATTCCCATTAAAGGCAACCCGGTTAAGTTAAGTAATCTTGCTGAACTGTATTTTCTGGCGACCAACAGCAATACGGCGCAGTCAAACAGCGGCCACCTGTACATTGACGAATATCTGTGGATCCCCGCTTTTCGTCGCCTCAATGAAGTGGCGTCCGGTATGGCCACCCACTCGCACTGGCGCATTACTTACTTCTCCACGCCGTCATCCAAAACACACCAGGGCTACCCGTTCTGGTCTGGTGATGAATGGCGCAAAGGCGACCCGAAACGAAAAGGGGTTGAGTTCCCGTCCTTTGATGAACTGCGCGATGGCGGGCGCGAATGCCCGGATGGTCAGTGGCGCTATGTGGTGACAATGGAAGATGCCATTGCCGGCGGCTTTAACCTTGCCAACATTGACGAGCTGCGCGAGCGATATAACGAAACAGCATTCAATATGTTGTATATGTGCGTGTTTGTGGATGACAAAGAGAGCGTCTTTAAATTCGATGACCTCGTGCGCTGTGGCGTTGATGTCAGTACGTGGGAGGATTTTCACCCGGAAGATGCCATGCCATTTGGAAACCGTGAAGTGTGGGGTGGCTTTGACCCTGCGCGCTCCGGCGATAACGCCACGTTTGTGGTGCTGGCACCGCCGCTGGTTGCGGTCGAACGATTCCGCGTGCTGGAAAAACACCACTGGCGCAGCATGTCATTCCAGTTTATGGCAGAGCGTATCCGCAGCATTAAGGCGCGCTATAACATGACGTTTATCGGCATTGATGTTACCGGGCTTGGCTATGGTGTCTTTGAGCTGGTTCAGGGATTTGCCCGCCGTGAAACAGTGGCCATTCATTACAGCGTTGAATCCAAAAACCGCCTGGTGATGAAGATGCTGGATCTGATTTACGCCAACCGTATTGAGTGGGATGAAGAAGCCACAGATATTCCGGCATCGTTCCTGGCCATTCGTCAGGAATCCACCAACAGTGGCAATAAAGTCACTTTCACCGCCGAACGTAGCGAAGAAACCGGGCACGCAGACATCTTCTTTGCCATTGCCCATGCCGCAAGTAATGAACCCCTGAACTATAAGCACAGGCGCAAATCAACATGGATCCTGCCAGATGAGTAAAAAGAAGAAATATTCTGTGACACACGATGCCGGAGCAAAAAAAACGGCCGGCAAAATGACGTTTATTGAATTTGGTGACCCCGAACCGGTTGCTGCATGGGGCTGTTATTACGGCTCGCTGTGGGATGGCTATAACGGCTGGTACACGCCGCCCATTGAACGCATGGATCTCGCCATGTTGTCCAATATCGCACCGTATCACGGCGCGGTATTGCGTGCGCGCGTCAATATGATCATGCAGGGTTTTCGGGGCGGTGGTGGTATGACACACGCCGCCATGGCGGCAGCGGTGACCAATCTGCTGATATTCGGGGATATGGGGCTGCTTAAAGTACGTAACGGCTTCGGTCGGGTGGTGCGTCTGCATACGTTGCCTTCTCTGTACCTGCGGCGTAACAACGAGGGAGGCACGGTGATTGTGCAGGCGGCACTGGAAGATCTCGTGTATCCGCCAGGCGAAGTGGTGTTCGTGGCAATTTATGACCCGCAACAGCAGGTTTACGGTGTCCCGGATTATATCCACGGGATGGAATCCGCCATGCTGAATGTGGATGCCACCCGCTTTCGCCGCAAGTATTACAAGAACGGCGCACACCTCGGTTATATCCTGTATTCCACTGACCCGGATATGACTCCCGAGCTCGAGGCGGAATTCCGTAAAAAGATAGAGGCGTCAAAAGGGGCGGGCAATTTTAAATCCATGTTTATCAATATACCTGGCGGAGACAAAGAAGGCGTTAAGGTGATCCCTATCGGGGATTCAGGTACAAAAGATGAGTTCCTGAATATAAAAACCATCAGTGCCCAGGATCAGCTCGTTGCGCACCGTTTTCCACCCGGACTTGCCGGCATCATTCCCGCAAATACGGCCGGGTTGGGTGACCCACTGAAATCCCGCGAAGCATATTACAGGGATGAGGTTATCCCGATGCGCCGCCTGATTATGGAGGGGATCAACAGCGATCCGGATATCAGACGACTGGGGGAGGTGAAATTTATTCTTGATTTTGATGAACCCATGGAGTGATGTGCGGTATGGGGAAAGAGCGGGTAAAATCGGCGGCAGTAAAACGCTGTTCCGGGAGGTGGAAAATGCGCAGACAGAAAGCGCGATGTCATTGCTGCGGTGCACATGCAGTGATTGAGAAAACAGCCTGGAAAACCGATCAGTTTGCTGATGTGTATTACCGTTGCACTCGTCTCGAGTGCGGACATACCTGGGTGATGAACCTGACCTACTCGCACACACTGGTGCCCAGCGGGCTGGAGAATGGTGTGTTAAAGCTGTTGATTGAACGGATGCGCCCGGAAGAAAAACAAATGGCGCTGGAGTTGTTGCAGGCCGGATAGCTGACGCGCTTCGCTTGTCCAACCCGGAACGGGCGCACAAAGAATTTGCGCACCCGTTCCGGGTTTTCTTATTCAACGGCAGACAGCTGATAATCTGCGTCTTCCTATGGGCTGGGCAGCTCTAAATACGCTTCACAATACCCACAAGATTGCCAGGTGACAGTTCTGCTGTGCGTTTAATATCGTCCACTATGTACGATGCATGTTCACGGTTAATCGCATAGATATAAAATGAGTATTTCCGTTCATCTGCCATAAAGTCGACAGAAAATAATTTCCATGTACGCCCCTCGACTTCAACCTGTAACGGCATATTTATTCCGCTCACGCATAGTCTCCTTTTGAAAATTCTAATTAAATATTTTCGTTACGAAGCATGGCTGCGCGGCAGGCGTTCCAGCCTGTAGCGTATGCAGCCGCTTTGCTGCTGCCTTCAACTGGCGCATCCTGCCAATACATTTCATCCGGCACTACCGGTGCTGGCAGCTCGCGATACAGCGGGATTACACGACGCGAGTCTGCGTATTTATCTGGCGGACACTGAAATATCTCACCAAAACCATACTCCCTGACATCTTGCAGTTCCTCGTCATCAGTCCATGCCACCGGTTCTGCTTCCAGCGAGGCTAACGCTATTTCATAAGCCCGGCGCTCAATATTGTCTCGCACGTCCAGGCTGCCTATGCGCTCTTTGATTTCTTTAATCAGTTCTTTGTCGGTGAAAGTTGTCATGTGTTAGTCCTTATTCTGCTGTGCTTTCAACTGATGAGGGGAACAAAATCGTTTTAGTGCGTTGGCATCAGGGCGGATGCGCCCTGATGTTGTGTTATTCGGGAAATAACGCCCGGATATTCCCGGCCATCTGGCTGGTTATCTGTGTGGTTGGCGTTGGAGGTGTCGCAGGGCGTTCTGCTCTGGTTTGTGTCACTGATAACGCTTCATCATCAGCCCATGCAGCCAGTCGGTAAGCCTCTGCCGGATTCATTTTCAGAAGTGCCAGCCCGGCCAGAAAAGCCACGCGTTGGCCGCTTTTGCGGGCTTCTGGTGTAAGGCTGTCCAGCCAGGCGCATGCTTCGCCTTCGTTCTTGACGGCGGCGGGCTTCAGATAGAAACTTATCCGTCTGGTTGGTGTCGTCATTGGTTTACTCCTTGTCCATTGCGTACAGCCCATTAACCAGAGCAAACTGTGGCACCCCGTCCGCGATGAAAGTCGCATTAACTCCGCAGGCTTCGCGGATAGCGGGTGCCACAATCTCCGCCCCGCCACCGACAACCATCACCCGCCCGTAACCCGAAAAACCCGCCAGCGCGCGGATCACGCGTTGTTTCAGTGTCTCTTCCTTTTCACGAATAACCGCCATCAGGCTGTCGTAATGCGCGCCATTGTGGATGTGCTGGCGCAGCCAGGCTTCATCATGGCGATGTTCAATAATGGTATTAGCGATATGGTGACTGGTGCGCATACCGTTGGTGGCCATCACCGACAGCACGGCATCGGCCATCAGGGAAACGCCTACGTGTGGATCGCAAAACACCTGGCTGATACCTGCCAGTTGCCCCTGAACCTTTGCCACATCCAGCGTGGTTCCGCCTAAATCAACAATAAGCAGGGATTCAAACGGACTCATATCAGCCAGTGCTTTAAAGCCAGCCGGAATGGATTCAGGCATAACCCGCACGTTACGGATAGTGAATGCCTCACCGTTCTGGTACTCCACCGGGCGCATAACGTTCGCTTTTTTGCGGTTGATGTTGGCCATATCCGGCTGTGCGTTTGTATCGAAATACTCGCTCAGTGGCAGGGTGACAACCACATCCACCTCCTGTGGTGTGATGCCTGATTTGACCAGCGCGTGGTGAATGGCGATTACATTCACATCGCTGTACTGGTATTGCGTGTCGGTCGTCTGGATAAAGCGATCGCTGACCGGATCAAAACCATAGCGCACGCCATCAAGCATGTAGTTCGCAGGCTGCGAGCCACCGAACGGCGCAGACCATTCCGACTTGAAGCTGTTCGGGCTGATGGCGTTGCGGCATTCGCCGTTCTCAGTCCATGCCAGCTTGATGTTGGTGGAGCCGTCGTCGATACAAATTTTCATGTCGCTTTTCCTTATGTTGGTTAATTAACCGTTTACGGGATTTTTAAATCCCGCTTTCGCCTGTTTTGTGCGCGCTTCATATATCGCGGCGCGTTTTTTGCTCATTTACGGGATTTGTGAATCCCGTTTTTGTCTGTTTTTTGTTTCCACTGGTCAGGCCACCCCGCAGCAGGTCTGCTTTGCGGCGGGCGCGTTCAGTGGTTTCACTGATTCTCTGTGCGTGCTCTGCGTCGCGGATGGCGCGCAGCATGTCAGAAAGCACGGTAACGGGTGTTTTCATGGTGTTCTGGTCCTGCTGAAGAGCGGATGCCAGGCGTGCGGCGGCTTCAGGGGCTGATGCCCCCAGCTGTGCCAGATAGCTGGCGACCGGGTTATGGCGGATCTCCGTGCTGCTTACGCCATGATTACGGCTCAGGCGCTGCCAGAGCTGCGTGATTCGGCTGTCCGGGCGGGTATCCGGTTTGCGTACAATTTCAAATCCCTGCGGTGCAATGATGCTGCCGTCAACGTACAGACTGCCGCCCCGTAACAGGTGCTGCATCTGCTGTTCACCGATATGCAGGCCGAGAGATTCAGCAGACTCCCGCCATTCTTTAGCGAGTAATTCGTGGTTATCAGGCAAAGGCCGCTGCTGTTTGCGGC